ACTTGATCCAGTAACGTCTAGTTCTTCAACCAAGACAATCCAAGTATCGTAATCATCTGTAACGCCATTTCTTTTTGCACCAAGCCACGCCAAATATAACAACCACTCATAGCGTTGTTCTTCTTGTAATTTAGAAACTGGTACATCAAACTTGCGTTCAAATTTAACAATATCTGCTGGTTTGATTTTTACTTCGTACTTTGTGCCGTCTGCCATTATGACGACCATATTACCCATTACGAAGTAGCCCTAGTAATTGTTCCAGTAGTAGGGAACGAAACAGACATAGTTGCAAGTTCACCAACTGCATTACCGATTGGTACGTGTTGATTTACAAGCACGTTTCCAGAATAGCTTGGGTTTGTTGCACTAACTGATCCACTTGTTGGTTTTACAACAAATGCTGTTGTTGTACCTAACAAAGGAAACAATGTTGCGTCTACTTCACTACTTGCGAAATCTTGTGCAAACTCAATACTCAAATTTCCAGACTTCAAACCACCTGTTCTTTCAACAAATGTTGAACCCATACTTGTAGTCGTTACTTCTTCAGCTGTTATATCTAATGTAACACTTTGAACGTGGTCGCTTAGATCAACACTATTTAAAACAACACTAGCGTCTGTTAAAACAAATTTTGCCAATGTAAACTCCTTTCAAACTTAATTTTATAGTTAAGTAAAGAAGTTAAGTTGTGTGTGTTATTTTATTTTCTGTTCAATAAGATGTAATTACGAGAACCAGTTGCAACTTTCTTTGGTTGGTTAATTTCAATATTATCTTGTTTTAATAATATATTCCAATTAGACCATATCCAACTTGTGTAACTTTCAACTTCATCAATTACTTCATAAGTTTCGTCATCTATAATTTCACCATTTGCCCAATGCTTTAGAAACTTCTTAGCGTCTTTTGGACTATCAGCTTCTAATTCAACTACAAATTCAGCAACTACTTTGACTTCATATACATTTGTCTTTGGATTACGAAACCCAAGTGCTTTGTCTAATGAACTAAAAACATTTTGTGCTTTTGTCATTTTATACTCCAATCTTTTTTGTACGTTTTTTTAATTATATCACATAACGTGATGATTTACAAATTGGCTATTCTATACCGATTGTTGCGTGAATAAAAAAACTTGGATTAGTTCCAGATATTGTGTAATTTAATCGCCAATACTGATCTGTAATAGCACCTGCAACACTTTGAAAATCAGAACCTACTGCTGTAATGCTTGTAAAAGTAATTCTGTCTGTTGGACTTGTAAAACTAGAATTGTCATCACTTTGTAATTTAAAAGTTACTGTTGGCGTTGAAGTACCACTAACACCGTAACAATGTATGCCTACATAACATTTTTCAGTTGCACCAACTGCACCTAGCTGCACACCCGGTGAATTACCAGAAGCAGTTAGATCACCGTCTATCTGTACTTTGCCTTGTACGACTACATCACTTGATTGAGATTTAGAAATACTAAACGGTGCTATTTCACCAACTGCACCAAAAATATTATATTCAAATAATCTTGACTTCATAAAGTATGCAGTATTGCCTACACCTGCATCTGGTACTGTTGTAACTATTAGTTCGTTGCCAACATTTACACCTAATAATCCGTCTGGTTTATCTGTACCAGCTTCATAAAATCCGTCCATTTGTAACGAACTATCTTTTATTCCACCAAGTTTTGACCTAAAGCCACCACTATTAATTGTTGTAGCGTCTAATTCTTCAGCTGTAATATCTAAATTTACACTTGTTATATGGCTTGATAAATCAAAACCACCACTAAAAACTTTACCGTCATTAAATACAAATTTAGCCATTTACTTCTTCCCACGCTTCATTAACATCTGGTGTGCTTTTATCATCTTTTATAAACGTGCCGTCTTTCTTTCTTGCACGTCTTTTTCTAATAGTAGTGGGTTGTATGTGTCCACCCTTTATTAATGACTTAGCAACATTTTCATCATCTATTGTAATCGTGTCGCCTTTTACTTTGCCCATAACTTTTTTGTTACCAATAATTTTATATTTAGCCACTATTGACCACCTTTACAACTATCTGGACAAGATCCACAACAATTCATCAACTACTTCCTTTCGTAAAAACTTCTATTGTCATATTCGCACCAACACCGTCAATGCCGTTTAAATTAACATCAGCAGCATAATTGGTCATATTTACAACTCTTGCGTCTGTGTCGCTTAAACCTAATGTTCTATTATTAAATATAATCTGTCTTATGCTTGCTGATCCACTTCCTGTAATAAAAGCGTCTAATTTATCTTGTGCTGTTCTGCTATCTGCACGTTGAACGGCAACTAACATATCAAATGTATATAAATCAGTTCCCCTTTGCATAGCTAAATCAAATTCTATTTCTGTTGGTATAAAAATTGCTACCGGAAAGTTTATTGCATTATCTGGTACTGTATCGTAGCAACGAAGTCCACTTATGTTACTAACAGTTGTTTTAAGACCGTCTCTTATCTGTGCAAGTGTAGCCATTAAACAACACCTAAAACTGTGCCTTTACGAAATGGTGCAATCAATCGTGTTATTTCTCTATTCTGTTGAATATTTACTACGCCAAAATCACCAACACCTGCAACACCAAGTGGTGCGTTTCGCATAGCAAATAGTTCACTTGCCAACATTAAAGTTGCTTGTCTAATCTGTTCTGGTGTAGTGGCATAGCCCCATTTTGCAGTTATTTCTGCTCGTGGTCTATTGCTTGAAAAATCTAGTGGCCACTCGTGGTTGCCGTCTGAAATAAGTTCTACAATATAAAATGGATTACCTTGTATACCCCCCACAACACCATTAATAGGTAATACTTGAAAATCACTAGATGATACAGTAGTTTCGTATGTGCCGTCATCATCATCATCATATTTGACTACTAACCCGGTAGTCGTTGAAATATCATCTACACGTAATCTGTAAAGATCATTAGTAAAAAATTTACGTGCTGAAGTTGAACCGTCTGCGTAGAACTGTCTGCCACAAAATGCGTCAATCTGCCGACTAGCTGCGTTTATTGCGTCATCAAGTATATCGTCATCTTGACTATCACTTGTCGGAATACCAACAAATGCTTTTAGCTGATTTTGTGTAATGTAGCCATTGGTAATTGCCATAAGATATTATCTACCTTTCTTTCGGCCTTTACCTTTGCCACCTTTCATTTTTTTCTTACCGTAATGTTTTGGCATTACTTTTTCTTTTCTACTTTTTTTTCAGCTTTAGGTTTTGCAGTTTTTGTTTCAACTGAACCACCAGCTTTTTTAATTGCGTCTTTAACTTCTTTAGCACGTTTTGCCTTTCCATAAAGTTCATAACTTTTTAGTTCTTCTTTAAGTGCTTGTATTAAATCTTTATCTTTTGCCATAATTCTTTCCTAAATGGTTTGGTGTGTTGGTTGCCCAGCACACCAAAACCATAATTAATTAAAAGGATGGTGTAATTAAACCAGTTCCTTGTATTTTTGTAATTCCTGTTGGATATCTTCCAGAAGCAAAAGCAACATATCCATAAACAACCATTTTAGTTGTTAATGATCCTGCGTTTGTTTCTTCAAACTTCAACTGAAATAAGTTATCTTCAAATAAGATATGGTCATCAGCTTTTACTACATAGATTTGGTCTTGGTCGTTGCCACCACCGTCTGTTGTAGTAATGTTTGCGTCTGTGATAACTGGTAGTCCTAAAAGATTACCAACTACGTTTCCGTATGCAGCTGCGTCCCCAACGCCCATAGCATTGTCTGGGTTATTACCTGCTGGAAGTACTAACGGTCTTGAATTTCCGTCAACTCCTGCTGTAAAGAAACCCCAACGTCTTGGGTGCATAATTATTGCTTGTGCTGGTGCAAATCTGTTTGCATTTACTTTTTGAACTGCGTCTGCAAGTTTTGGAAATGCCTCACCAACAGTTGGTGTACCGTCTGTGTAAGTTACTGTATTAAGACCAGATACGTTTCTAATACCTAATGGTTGCCCAGAAGAACCAGAACCGTTAATCATTAATTCATCTAACTTACCAAAATAAGCTGCTACCAAGTCTTGGAAGATAATGTTTTCCATTGAGAAACCCGGTTGTCCACCACGTTCAAGTGCTTGTCTTGAAACGTCTTGCTGACCTGCAATAGTATCAACATTAACTGTTAATAAGGTGTCGTCCATATTGGTTTCTTGTACAGCTGAATTTTCACTAGCTTGTTCTGCTGCTGCTGATCCAGTTGTTATTCTTGATATTTCTATTTTGTTACCGTATGCTGGTAAGTCCTTTTTAGGAACTGCATTATAAAATGCAGAACCTGCCCTAGCGATTGGTGCGTACTCATCTACTAAGTATTGAGGTACTACTAATCCTGTAAAAGCACCTGTTCCAACATCTCTAGCTTCAAAATCTTGGTGCTTGTTAAGTCTTTCTTGTGCTTTATAGTCGCCCTGTCGTGAACTCCAAGCGTCTGCAATAAAAGAGTGATCGCCACCCTTTCTGTACATATCTGGTTCGTCCACTTCTACAACAGCTTCACTATCGCCTAAGTCTTTGTCCTCAACACCAAGTTCATTTCTGCTTTCTTTAACTGCTTTCAAAGTTTCTGCTGCTTCTCTTGCTTCTTCTATTTTCTCGTTCATATCTTTGATTTCAGCGTGTAGTTCGTTTGATCTAGCAAATTTGCTGTCAAATTCTTCACCAGCTTCCATTTCATCAAGTTCTGCAACAAGACTGTCAAGTTCTGCAACTTTTGCTTCTCTAGCTTCAATTAATTTTTTCAATTTAATTTCCTTGTATGTTTTTTCTTATACTTCTGCGTTGAGTGTGGTAAAAGTGTGATACACGACCACG